TGGGAACTGTGGGATAAGTGGACCGGAAAGGATGATCAAGAATGATCTGTGACCGCTGTGGAGGGTATGTGAGTATTATCGATCTTAAATGCCAGGAGTGTGAGCTGGAGAAGGATCTGGAGAAAGAAAAGGGGGAGTATTAATGGCAAACTATTTTTGTAAAAAGTGCGGAGCTCGGATCGCTGATCAAAAGTTAATCTCTATTCGTGATATTTGCTCGGATTGCAAAAAGAAATAAGAGGGGGAGCAGGAGATGAGCTGCAAATGTATTTTAATGACTGAGAGTATCCTGGAAGCGATGAGAAGGATCAAGAAAATGTTAAAAGTCCGGACGGAGTATACTTTCCTTGATGGTACTAAGTATGCGGACGGGGAGCACACTGAGGTAGTTCTTGTCGAGGAGGAAGGGACTTTCTGGATCTTTGAGGATGCTATGGATGCAGCGGAGTATCTCGGATCCAGGGAGCAAGCGAACGGTCTGGAGCGATTTCAGTCGGAGGAAGCTATCGAGGGATATGCAATATGGCATTATACATCGGACCGGAGATATGACAGACATCCGATCTTAAAAGAGAAATATCGTCCGGTCCGGTTTACGAAAGAGGACTCCGGATACATGAGAAAAGAAATGTCGTTAGTCGGGGCAGCGGTCATCAGTTGGTCAGTGGATTGAAAGGGGGAGCAGGAGTGAAAAGATGTCTCGGATGTAATAAGTATGTTTGTATCGTTACGGAAAGTCACTACTTTACAAAAGAGGGAGTCATTTGTAAAGAGTGCCATGAAAGAAATAAAGAAATATTGAAAGCTATATCTAAATAACAACAGGAAGCAGGAGACGGGGATCTTTCCTCTCTCCTGCCACACTACAAGGAGGAGATGGCGATGTCTGGAAACGGAGCTCATGACGGGTCCAAATGTGGAGCCAAGAGCAGGAAAGGGACTCCATGCGGACAGGCTGCCGGGTGGGGAACGGATCATCCTGGATCCGGACGGTGCAAGCTGCATGGAGGAGCATCGACTGGACCTAAGACGGAGGAAGGAAAACGGAAAGCAGCGGAAAACTCACTCAAGCATGGAGCCTATTCTGATAAGCTGCTGAATGATCAGGAGAAAGAGATCTATGATCTATTATGGGAGAACACGATCGGCAAGTTTGACCTGGACCGGGACAACGCTCTCCACATGGCAGTATTAAACAGAGCTTGCATCACTTATATAAAATTGCTCAGGCTCGACGAGTGGGAGATGGAAACAAAGTTTGTTATCGCTGGCGAGGAGAAGGATCCGGAGTCTGGAGATCTCAAGCCGAGCTTGATCAATGAGTATGACGAGGACGGGGAGATCGTCCGGAAAAAGTATGGGATCCAGGAGCGGCTCCGATGGGCAAAGGCTCCAAACTGGGAGGGGCATTTTGCAAAACATATGCAGATCCTGGGGCTGGACAAGAGCAAAGAAAACGCTGCTCAGACTGTGGTCGATGCTGTCGGCTGGCTGTGGGGAAATAAATCAGAGGAGTGATGATCTGTGAAACACGTTTATTATGTGATCTATGAGATGTGGAAAGAAGGAAAGTGTCTGGGGAAAGGTTGCTGTGAGATATGGACAAACAAGGAGCCTAAGTCGATGAAAGACATCCAGAACATGGAGCAATCGGTCCGGGACGATCATGGATTCCCTCAAGAGTTTGAGGTCTTGATCCTATCCTGGACCTTTCTCAGAAACGATATCTAAACAGCAGGAGCTTACATCATGACCGATCTTAAAAGGGGAGCTGATCGAGAATGGTGAAAAGATGTCTTGAGTGTGGAGATGTGATCGAGAAGGATCGAAAAAGATCATGGTACTGTCTCAAGTGTTTCCTAAAGCTGCTGAAAGAAAAACTATAGGGGAGATGATCGGAGATGGGGATCAATAAAGAGATACGGGATCGGCTGCTTTGCAGCTGCTCCTTTCCTGGGATGTATATCGGAGCCAGTGGGGTCTTTTGGTGTGAGATGTGCGGAGGGCTGGTCGAGGATCCGACAGCAAAGGAGCTCAAGGGTCCGATCATCGATCAGACCGAGGGAGTGACAATGGGAGTGAGCTGTGAGCATTGTACAGCGATATCTTTCTATGACGGAGAGGAAGCGATGCACACGATCGAGCAGAGGATCTCAGCGATGGGATCCTGGACCTGTCCGAGATGCAGAAGGGGAGCTATTATCGACAAGAGCTGGAGGGGTAAAAAATGATATGGATGAGGATCTTGCTCGGAGTATTCTTCTTTGTGGGATGTATGGCAATCTGGGAGATGTGGGACCGGACCTGGGTCTCCCTCCTTTGCATCCTAGTCGTAACAACAATTAGTTTTGTAAATGGACTTTTAACCGGGAGGGGCAAGTGATTGTGAAACATTATACCGGGTACGATACGTATATATGCAGCTGCTCCGCTGTCGGATACATCCCAGAGGGAGACGATCCAGAGGAGTACGCTTGCCATAAATGCAGAAAGCAAGTCACAAAGGAGAGCATCGTCCAGGGACATAATAAAGAGTATGTGATCAAAGAGGAGGATCTCCAGTGAGAAAGTCACTCAAGTTATATATACTTTGTACGGTGCTGATCTGGGTCTTGACCGCTGTGATCATCATCCTAGAGATCTGGAGCGCTGCTGTCTTGAAACCTGTGACTCCTGCTCCGGAGATCCCAGTGAGTAAGTATCAGCTGGAGGAGCCGAGTGATCATAATGAGTGATCATAAGTGTCTATAATTAGTTACTATATCGAGTGAGGAGTCCGGAGTCCGGGCTCTTTTTATTTTGTACAATAGAGGGAGGGAAAGGGATCTATCATGGATACTATTATCAGTGACTAAGGGGAGAGACTATGGCGAATATCAAAAGCAAGAAGGTCACACGAAAGCAAAAGGTCGACCTCGACTGGATCAATAAGCTGCATCCGGATCAGGACTGGGAGCAGCTGGAGCCGAGGATCAAAAAGCTCCAGGTCAAAAGGGATTTTAGATACTTTGACCGCTATATCCTGGGGCATACGGGAGAGAAGGTCTCCCGGATCTATCAGCTGAAAGGAGCCGCTCCTCTGATCTATCTCCAGAGAGAGAAGCTCCAGAGGGAGATCGAGTCATGGATGAGGAAAGAGGGATCTTTCTCCGAGGAGGAGATCGTCTGCTGGAGTATCCCTCGTTTTGAGTGGAAAGAGGAGAGGATCACTCCGGAGCAGGAGATCGTCCTGGAGGAGTGGAGAGAAAAATATAAGATCCTGGATCGTACAGACTGGACCGAGGGGATCACGATCGGGGAGCAGGAGCGGAAAAAGCTCGATAAGTATAGACAGGTTGCCATCTTACAGCCCAGGCAAACAGGAAAGTCCGAGGTCGTGGTCCGAGTTAATGCCTATATTATCACAACGGTTCATAACTTCGACTCGGCTGTCTTTGCTCCGACCGAGGATCAAGCAAAGGACTTTATTTTCCAGCGGACGAGAGACTATATCGAGGAAAATCCTTTTTATAAGGGTCGTTTCAAGACTCTCAATGCTCTGGACATGACTCTCTCTCCTGCTCCGCTGGCGAGCGGCTCCTCGTTTGTGGCTGGATCAGCATCTCCAGGAGCAAACATCGAGGGGGATTCCCTGGACTGGGCTATCATTGACGAGTCCCAGGATGTGACGGACTTTAAGATCCGGAAGTCCATCAAGTTTATGATGGCGGCAAAGAAGGGGAGCATGATCAAGATCGGGACCGTCAATACCGTTAAGGGGCATTTTTGGGAGTCCACAACGAAAAAAGGATCCCGTTTCTGGCATCAAGTTATTATCTATCCGGATGTATGTGCTGCCACAAATGAATGGTGGAGAGAGTTCATCGAGAACGTGATCGAGGAGGACGGTCGCTGGAGTGATACGGTCCGTATGTCTGTATTCCTGGAGTGGCTGCTGTCGCTGGGTATGTTCATGACGGAAGAACAATGGGACAGTATGCAAAGGGAGGACCTAAACTGGGTACACTATGACAAGACCGGGCTCCAGTTTGCTGCTGTCGATGTGGCGAAAAGTCGAGATGAGACTGTCGTCATGGTCGGCAAGATCGATCCGACGAGGGTCATCGCTGGGAGACATCCGGTCCGGATCCTTAATATCAAGACTCTCCCAGGGATCGACTACGACTCCCAGTATGAGGAGATCAAGTCCTGGCTGGATCAAAACTATCGGATCGCTGCCATCGGGGTCGATGATACTGGAGGGAGGGGAGGTCTAGCTGATCGCTTTGCAAAGACATCGATGAGGGTCGACGCTTTCACCTATACACGACCGGGGAAAAGTGAATGGTACACGAATTTACAGACGATGGTCAACGCTCATTATACAGCCTATAAAGAGGGCAGGACATACGACCTCCTGATCGAGATCCCAGGATCCGAGGAAGCTCAAAAGGAAAAGATCTGGAGAGATTTCTGCCAGCAGATGCTCGACTTGCAACGTGAGTTTAAAGATAAATACATGGTTGTGCATCATCCAGCGATCGAGGGAGCTAGAGACGACTATCCAGATACGCTCATGATGCTGGCATGGATGGCGAGTCGAGTCATGACCTCGATCGATGAGATGCTGGAAGCTGTCGAGGAGATCACTGAGACCAGGATGGATAAACTGGATTGGAACGAGGATATTGACGGACAGCAGCGGAACGCTCAGAGGACAGAGAGACGGAGCAGGAGAGCAGCTGAGGGAGATGACGAGCTCTCTGAGATCATGAGATCCTCGACTGATCTGGATTCTATATTTTAGAAAGGAGGTGATCGAGTGTGGACGAGGTTACGGTGGGAGCTTTTTTTGAGTCGGTTGTGGCTATATCGCTGTGTGCTTTCGGTTTTTTCGTTCTTATGGGGTTATAGATCAAGGAGGTGATATGATGAGAACAAGACACAAAGGAGAGCAGGAGGATACAATCCTGGCATGGATGGTCGGGATCCTGGGGGCTGTCATCCTGCTCCATTGGTTTTAGTATGACCGACAACAGATAAAAACAAACAGAGGGAGAGGGGAAACAATGGCAAGAGCAGCACAGTACATCATGAACGAGATCCAGACCTTTGCTGAGGTCCAGGACAATAAAAAGGTAGCGGCTCCGGACTTTTCCGAGCTAGGATCACGAGGAGACGATCTGGAGATCGGCAGCTCCGGGATCCTGGAGGACACATCGGAGATCACTCTGGACACACTGAGAAAGATGAGATTTGATCCACAAGTCAAGGCTTGCTTGTTAGTGCTCAAGCTGCCGATCCTGCAAGTGGATTGGAGTCTCCAGGCAAAGACCGAGGAGGGGAAACAAATCGCTGCATGGTGTGAGTCGATGCTGTCCGAGTACATGGACGACTCGATCGAATACTATACGAGGGAGATCCTCACAGCGCTCGATTTTGGTCGATCCATCACTGAGAAGGTCTGGCAGCTGAAAGAGGTCCCGGTCGATCCGGATAATCCAGAGAGCAGCAAGACAGAGGAGAGGATCATCCCTCTCAAGCTCAAGACCTACGATCCGAGAAACATCCGGATCCAGCTAGATCCTGAGACTCTCAAACTCACAGGAGCGGTCCAGGTCGTGAAAAATAAAGAGGTCCCGATCCCAGCAGAAAAGCTCATGATCTATTCTCATGAGAAAGAGTTCGGGAATTATAACGGGGAATCAGCTCTCCGGGCTGCTTATAAACCCTGGATGATCAAGGAATTTTTACAACGTTTCTGGAATATCGCTCTTGAGCGGTTCGGGACTCCGTTATCGACTATGAACGTACCACAGGGAGGATCACTCAAGAAAGCGATCTCTCTAATGGACATGGTGAAAACAAAGTCTGGGATCCCTCTCCCGGAAGGATATGAGATGGAGATCCATAATCTTGCCAATACGGGAATGAGTTTTAAGGATGCTATTGAATACCAGGACGTACAGATCGCAAGGGCGATGCTCATCCCGGACTTAGTTTTCGCCAACAGTGGGACCGGAGCCTATTCTCTTTCTAAGACTCACGAGGGATTCTTTGAAATGAGACTAAACGGGATCACTCAGGAGGTCGGGGATCTATACAGTAAATACTTGATCAAGCAGCTGGTCCAATACAATTATGGAGAGGTCCGAGAGTATCCTGCTTTTAAGTTTGCCAATGTGGGACAAGAGGACTTGACGATGTTAGGGAACGTGATCAAGCAGATGATCGACGGATCTGTCATCGCTCCGAGTGAGTCCTGGATCCGAGAAAGACTCGGTTTCCCTAGTCCGGATGATGATGCTCAGGAGTATCTTGACAAAAAGAAAGAGGTCGTGATGTCTGGGATGGAGAACATCCAGAAAGCGAATAGCGCTCTACAGCAGCAGAAGCAGGAGGAGGATCCGAAACAGGTCGGGACCGATCCGAAAGCAAAGGACAATAAGGATGTAAAGAAAGAAGGACAGCAGCAACAGAAAAAAGTCGTGAAAAATAGCGACGACTATTATGAGGACCTGAGAGCAGCTGTCCGAGGTCTTTTCGTGATCGGAGAGTGATCCTGCCATGTTAACGAGAAAGCAGCTCCTAGCTCTGGATAATATGTCTTTGATCATGAAAGCGTCCCAGGATGGGCTCAAGGTATTCCCGGAGGATCTGATCGTCAACTATGCCGAGATAGATCTGGAGCTTAATAGATTGGAAAAGGACTTTGCTGAAAAGCTGTCGGTCCGGATGCTGGAGATCCTGCTCCAGTATGCGAAAGATCTCCAGGAGAACGAAAAGAAAACAGGAGAGGAGAGCGGTCTTGCTGCCGCTTTCTCTGCTTTATTTATGGATTTTATCCGGGATGTGTGGGCATACGGTCAAGGGACCGCTGATCAGGAGCTCTCCAGGATCGAGCAATTTGCCGAGAGACCGGATCTCACTAATAATGACGCTTTCGAGTGGTATCAGCTATACAGCAAAGCGCTCGGCAAGCATCAAGAGACCGCTGTGTTTCACTATATGCAGCCGCTTATCTTGGAACATCTCGACGCTGGGACGGTCCGGACTGGACTTGCTGATGATCTAGCTGCCAGCTTTGCTCAGTATGGTCCGGTACGGGCTGCCATCATAGCGAGGACCGAGAGCAACAAAGCGTTTAACTGGGGGAGGAGGTATCGATTTGATAAATCGCAAGCAATCGCTGGATACAGATACAGCGCCATTCTGGACGAAAGAACGACGGAAATTTGTCGGGCATTGCATGGTCATTCTTGGACGATCGACGATCCGGAGCTTGATGCTGTTACACCTTGTAACCATTATCAATGCAGGTCTATCTTGGTTCCAATTAGTAAATATGTTTCTCACACTTGGAGCGCTCCTGCTGCTGGATGGGAAAAAAACCTACCGGATAAGGATCGGGAGGTCTTTGATCGTTTCCGAGATTCGTCTTTTTATCCGAAAGCGGAGTCTGTAAAGGCTGGGAAAACTCCGACGATGGCAGCTCCTAAAAAGCAAGCGGCTCCTCCTGCTCCTAAGAAGAAAAAGAAAGATCCAGCTCCTGCTCCGATCCTGGATGCAAAAGGACCGGACGATCCGAGAGCTGCCGCTGATCAGCTGCTCCGCTTTTCTCATGAGCAGACGATCCGGGAAATCCAGGGATTCATCGATCATAATGTCAAGAATAACGGAGCCAGCAAGGATCATCCGGTCCTAAAGCTGGCGGCTGCTCATATAGATAACATTAAAAACGGTGTCTATGATGGCAAGATGATCACTGGGGATTATAACTCCAGGTCTAAAAAGTACGAGATCTATGAGTATACAAGGATGAACAATATTTTCTGGCGAGTGAAATCCAGCAACATCACAGCAGCGGAGAAAAGACGGATGCTCGATGAGATCCAGGAGATCTCCCTGGATCCTCTGTTTTCTGGTGTTAAGATAGATCTAATAAAGTCCAAAACAGTTTATGGATCCTATAACGTAGGGACCGACATCCTGAGATATACTCCGGAAGCATCACAAAGTATCAAGCGTTCCCAGGTCGAGGGAGGTCATCTCGGCACGTTATGGCATGAGATCGGACATCGAGTACATGGAACAAAAGCGGTCTATCCTAATGTGAATAGTGCATACATGGAGGAGCTGGCTGCTCTGGATCTGGCGATGTCGGACGATCTCTGGAAAGAGTGGGAGCAGATCACAGACTCTTTCTGGGAGACATCGTTCACCAAAAAAGGATCTCAGCTGCTCCCGGCTGATCTGTATGATCGATACGATTATCCGATCAATGCTCAGTATTACTATGACAAGGGAACGAAAGCGAATTTTTACAGAGAGATGTTTGCAGAAACATCCTCCGTTTACCTGGAGGGAAATCTGGATGAGATCAGCAAAGTCTCCCGGACTTATCCTGGAATACTGGACTTTATGGAGAGACTATACAAGAGAGGGATGATCAAGGGTGGAGATTAACAGAGAACGAGCAAAGCAGCTCCTGGAGTCCGGGATCGGTTTAAATCATTATGTCATCGTGCTCGGATTGACAGAGACCTGGGAGATCGAGGAGCTGGAGGATCCGGTCCAGGATTTCAAGGAGAGAGTCCTGCTCCTTAATAAAGAGCAAGTGCTCCCGGAGGTCCTGGCTCCGTACTGTGACCGCTATCGTGTGGAGTACAACAAGCCAGAGATCATCGGCATCGGAGATCCTGGTCTGGATATCTAAAAAGGGAAAGGGGATCGTGACGGTCCTCTTTTTTTCGTGTACAATCTATAAATATTCTAAAAACCTTGACGGGCAGCAATAGACGAGAGAAAGGTGGTGAACAACATCTCCGTATTAAGTGTTCGTAAACCATTATGTTTTTCGGAAGCATCACAAAACGTTATACATTTTTTTAACCGTTTCGCTGAGGTCATAGACTCAAGCACATCCGATGTCGAGAAGCTCCAGGGATGGATCATAAAAAACGTGGAAGTGTTTAAGGCTGGGACTTATAGGGGAGTCACATACTCAGAGGATGACCTCCAGCAGATGGTCGATAATTTCAAAAAGCTCAAAGGTGACGGTCTTTTCGATCCAGTTTTCAAAAAGAATCACAGCGAATTGGTCGAGGATCAAGTCGGCTGGATCCTGGATGTCAAACGAGAGGGAGAGATCCTGCTTGCTGATATCCATTTAACAGACTGGTACTCGATGGAAAAGATCCGAGAGGGAACCTGGAAGAATCTCAGCTCTGAGATCTATCCTCCAGAGTTATCCGTCGAGGAGTTCGGCATCGATGGGTATGTTTTACGAGGAGTAGCGATCGTTTCGGTCCCGAAAGTGAAGGGCTTGAAAGGTCTTATTCTAAACAGTGAAATACTAGAAAACAATCAAGGAGGTAATATCGTGGACAAAGCTCAACTATTAGCTATGTTAGCAAAGCTAGGCATTAATTTTTCCGAGGAGCAAGCGGAAGCTCTAACGATCGAACAACTAGAATCAGCGTTGACCGCTAAGTTTGCAGAGATCAAAGCTCCAGCGGCTGCTCCAGCGGTTCCAGCTCAATTCTCAGAAGGTCAATTCGTTGTTATGAAGCAGGAGGACATCATCGCTCTGGCTCAAAAGATCAACGAAAAGGACAAGTCACAGATCGATCTTTTTGCTGAGGTCCAATCTTTAAAAGCTGAGTCCAAAAAGGACAAGATCGAGCGACAAGTCTCCGCTCTTGTAACAGCTGGCAAAGTGACTCCTGGCGAAAAGGCTGAGGTGCTTGCTTTCGCTGAAGGTCTGGAAGGTGAAACTTTAACTAAGTTCATCGGCACACTTGAGAAACGTACTCCAGTCGTGACTTTCGGAGAAAACGGATCTCAGACTCCTGGCAACAGTGAGGACGAGGAAGCAAAGCAAGCTCTAGCTTTATTTAACGAGCGCTACAAAACTAAAACATACTAAGAGTCTAAGAGACTAAAAGGAGGAGAAACAAATGGCAGGAAATCCAATGATCGTAAGACATGAAGCTCATACAGGTCTTACAGCAACGTACTCAGCAGCTGCATCAAAAGGAGCAGCTATGAAAGTAACAGGAGTAAAGACTGTAGGTCCTACAGCGGCAGGATCAGACATCGCCATCGGTGTCTCTCATCATGACATCACATCCCAGGACATCACAGACGGTAACAAGGGTACTATTCGCTTAAAAGGCGATATGATCCCGATGACTTGTTCTGCTGCTGTCACAGCTGGAGCAAAGCTGGAGATCGGTGCATCCGGTAAAGTTGTGACTCAATCCACAGGAGCTTTATTCGGTATTGCTTGGACTACGACAACAGCAGCAGATCAAGAGATCCTTGTGATCGTACTCTAATAATTAAACAAACAGGAGGGGAAAAACTATGGCAAGTGGTGTACTTACAGGTACTTCTATGATCAAGAAAGCCTTTATTGAAGCTCGTATTCTTGAGTTGACTGAGGGCTACAAAGTAACAGATGCAGTGTTCGCAACAGAAAATACGGATGCTCTAGCAATCACTTATGAGGATCCAGCGACTCAGGTCCCATCGGCTGAGAGTGATGTGGCAGAACGTAACGAGTTCGGTCAATATCCTCGTATCGGCATGGGAACAGCTGAAAAGACAGCGATGATCAAGGACTACGGTCTGGAAATCTTGCTTTCTTACAATGCAGTAACAAAGAACCAAATTGCATCCATTAACCGAGCATACACAAAACTGGGTAACTCCCTAGTACGCTTTGTGGATCAGGCTGGTCTTAAAACGTTGACTGATAACTATAACGCAAGCTCTACGAAAGTAAATACGCAAGCGGCTGGAGCAGCTTGGTCCTCTGGGTCTGCTGATCCTTTCAAGGACTTAATGCTGGCAAAGGCGAAAGTAAACAGCCAGGATAACCAATACGCTGCAAACGTGGCGCTGGTACATCCGGATGATTTAACAAACGCTATGCTTGTTACTTCTTTCCGTCAAGCTGTGGATACAGACCTGGCTCCAGAGGAGAAAATCCTCAAGTCTGGCTTGATTCATGGGAAAATCGCTGGCTTGATCTTAGTGGAAGCACGAAACATCACTAAGGGTAATATCTGGGTTGGTGAGACGAACATGGTCGGCAGCCGATTCCAAAACACTAACGGGATCGAGACTGATCAATACCGTACATCACAAGCTAAGAAAGCGGACTATGTGGTATCTGCTTTCCGAGAATTTACGGATGTGCTTACAGATCCAAAGGCTGGGACTTTATTGTCCGGTGTATAATGAAACACAAAAGGGATCCGATTCTTTTCCGGGTCCCTTTTTTTAGATAGGGAGGGAAAACCATGTATAAATTATTATGTGATGTATCCAATGTGAACCTTTCAAAAGAATACGGTCATAACATTCCGAGAGGTGAGATCCTGGATCTCCCAGAGGAAGCGGCTGAGAGGTTGGTCCGGATCGGTGCTGCTATCGCTGTAGTGATCGGGATCGATCCAGCTGCTCCAGATGAGGATCAGAAACAAGATCCAGCTCCTCCAGACTACGATCCAGAGTTATTGATCAAAGATCTCCCGGATGACCTGGAGCAGCTGAAAGATATTGCTAGCCAGCATGATATCCAGTTTGCAGCAAACATCGGAGCCGCTACTCTCAAGGAACGTATTGAAACCTTTTTAAGAGGAGAGTGATCCCATGTATGGATCAGTAAACGGAGTAAAGGACAACTTGCCGAGATTTGCAAAATACATCCGACCGGATGCCGAGGTCACGAACGATCTCGATATCAAACAGACCACAGTCGAGCGCTTTCTCACTGAGTTCTCCTCACAAGTCGACGCTGCTATCTCTGGACAGTATTCAGTCCCTTTGTCTAATCCTCCGGATGTGATAAACAGTATTGTAAACGGGCTTGCATCCTATAAGCTGGCGAGACAATTCTGGACCAACATCTCGAACGAGGAAAACGTCTCGATCTCAGCTCTCCGGAAAGATGCAAAGGAGATCCTGGACTCGATCGTCTCCGGGTCATACATACTCCCAGGGATCGAGAGGGTCGGAGTCGATACCGATGAGCTGGATGAGATCCTCCAGGGTCTGGACTCTGAGGAATTTTTCTCGATGGAGGATCCTGCATCATGGCAAGACAAACTTTAACTATTACGCTGGATCATGGAGATGTCGCAAAGCTGGAGCAGCTGCTCCAGCATATCGAGAGCGGTCTCCAGGATATGAGTCCCATGTGGCAAGCGATCGAGATGCACATGATCGACTCTCTGATCCAAAACTTTGAGAGTGAAGGTCGACCGACTCCCTGGGAGCCGCTGGCAGACTGGACGATCCAGGCAAAGGGATCCAGCGCTATCTTGCAAGATACAGGAGCGCTCAAGGCATCGATCAACGCTCAGAATACTGAGATGAGACCGGACTCCCTGGAGCTGTGGGCAGGAGAAGCACATGGACTATTTCATCAGTATGTCGAGATGGAGCCGAGCGCTCAGTTTGGCATATTGAATAAGAATCGTAAACATCCCATGCCGATGCGTCCCTTCATACTTTTTCAAGACGAGGATCGAGACAAGATCGAGGAAATCGCAAGCAATTATATAAACGATTTAATAAACGGGGGGTGATGTCATGTATCGAGCGATATGCAAATATATAAAGGACTACCTCCCGAAAGTGATCACTGTGGAGCCGATTCAAAGCGGCTACCTGGGCGATTATCCAAACATCGATTTGAGGATCCCAGCGATCCTCCTGGAGCCGAAAACGGACCGGAGATCTCCGAGCTCTAACGTGTGGAATAACGGAGATTATCTGATCAAGCTCTGGGTCATGGTCCCGATCGATCGCTCTTATGAGGAGAGTATGGATCGAGCTGAGGATCTCCTGGCTGCTGCCGATGATCAGTGGTCCGACATGATGGGAGAGGGGCTCCTGGAGCCAGCCCAGCCCAACGGACTATACTCAGCGCTGAACGGACTCAAGAAGCTGGACGAGTTCGCCAGCCTATCCGGATCTTTCGGGGGAGTCCAGTGGAGGGTCCGAGATACAGTCCTAAACTATAACAACACGACTTTTTCGGTGAGCCAGAGAGCGTCACAACGTATAAACATTACTCAGATTGATCTTACAATCCATTTAAAGATCAGAGTATAAGGAGGAGATCCAGATGGCGAAAGAACGAAAACAGATCACGATCCGTTATATCGGGGAGTTCCCGGAGGTCGAGGTCCCAGCTTTCACAGGAGAAACATCTCGTTTTCTCAAGGATGAGCCGATCACTTTCCAGGATCCGGTCAATATTGTGATTGCTGAAAATCTTATAAAAATTCATAACTATTTTGAGGAGGTAAAGTGATATGACAGTAGCGGCAGGATATGTCGGTTTAAAGAAAGAAACAACGTTCGGGACAGCTGCCACAGTGGATACTTTCGTCCCTGTGAAAAGTATGGAAGCGACTCAGGATCCTCAAAACTACTACCCAGAAGTGATCCGAGGAACACGAGGAAAAGCAAAAGGCATCGGTATGGGTATTAAAAATGAGATGTCCCTGGAGATGGATGCCGAGCCGCAAAGCATCGGGCATTTATTACTTGCAGCGCTGGGATCTGTGTCGACAGCTCCAAACGCTCCAGTAACTGGGGCATACACTCACACTTTCCTCCCAGGAAATACGCTCCCGTCCTTTACGTTTGAGCGTAACGACACAGTGATGACGAAAACAATCGCTGGAGCGAAAGCTGATACATTAACACTGTCTATGGAAGCAGGAGGAGACGGATCCCTTGTCGCAAGTGTGGACTGGATCGCTCAGTCATTGGTCGACAAAGCATCAGCATCCGTCCCATCGTATGCCGATCGTGATCCGTTCGTTTTCCACAAAGTCACAGTGACAAAAGGCGGCAGCACAAACGAAAACATCAAGTCCCTGGAGATCGAGATCGCAAACAATCTCAAAGATGATCAATACACTTTGAGAACATCCCGAAACGTGGCAAGCATCGAGGAGGGAGCGAGAGAGGTCACTTTGTCGATCGAGATGCTTTTCAAAAATAAAGCGGAGTATCAATCTTTTATCGATGGATCCACAGATTCTTTCGTCATCTCTTTCGAGGGTAATATTTTCACAGGCACAACAAAGGACAAGCTGGATATCACGATCCCAAAAGTCCTATATGATAGCTTTGAGGTCCCTATGGGTGGACCGGACGAGGAAGTCCTTGCATCCCTGGAAGGTACAGCGCTGATCGATACTGGCATCGGTGGAGAGATCAAAGCGGTCCTGATCAATGGAGTGACATCATACTAAACTAAAACTATGCTAAACTAGCTATAGAAACGAAAAAGGGAGAGATGATCAATGTGGGTTTTTCAATCTAAACGACCAACGAAAAGAATCGAGTCCGATGATAAAAAGTTTTATATCGTGATCCAGCAACTATCTCAGGGGGATCGAGATGACATCCAGGACATCCTTGCGTCTATGGATATCGTAGGCAAGGACGAGAAGCAGCTGGCGAAAATGAACCTCGGCAAGATGAAAGCCTTTCAACGCAAGGCATCCATCGTCGAGTGGAATCTTGTCGATGAAAATGGAGCTCAGGTCCCATTGAACGACGAGAATTTACGAAACCTCCCTCCGGGTCTGGCAGAATTGATCGATGAAGCGATCGACGAGCTTAATCCGAGCAATCTATCCGATAGTAAAAAAAAATAATCCGAGATGCTGTCTGGGCAATCTGTGACGGAAAAAGTCCGGAGCGGCTGCCGAGGGAGGTCCAGTATTATTTTCTATGTAAAGAGTTCAAAAGTCTCCCTCGTATGGGTGGTATCTTGGATCAAGATCCTCTCATACTGGAGACTTTTGTTTTATGTATGAATACTGAGGGGGAGTATTCAAAGTACAAAGAAGCAAAAGACAAGCAGAAACAAGAGATGGAGAACAAACGAAAAAAGAGAGGGAAAAGGTGATCTGGCATCCTTCTAAATGAGAGGAGGTCGGGAAAGTGGCAAGTGAAAGAGAATTGAATTTACTTATTCGTGCTAGGGATGAAGCGACTCGGACGCTGAAAGATCTCCAGAAAGCTCTCGATGATGTCGAGCGGCATACTGGATCAGTGGCAAGAGCATCCAATCAGATGAGCACAGCAGCCCGACAGATGGCGAACATCAACAGGGCAGCGTCTCGACAGATGCAACAATCATGGAAGGATCTTGCAGACGCTTCCTCTAGTTACGGAAAAGATACAAAGGGATTGCTCCGGGACATCGATGCTCTGGGGGCAGAGCATAAGAGAATCATGGACGACATGATCAACAATGATCATCATCTCAGGTCCTCCATGTTCCAGACAATCGGCATGATGCAAGCCGCAACAAACTGGAGCCAGGACAGCGCAAAAAGCATACAGCGGAGTGCTGGGGCTCTTAGGCTTATGGATCGGGGATTTTTATCGATCAGCAACAGACTGGAGAACATCGCAAAGTCCGGGAACGTGGCGAGGGTTGCTCTGGAGGAGCTCGGTCCAACAGCAAGTAACAAGGACCTTTTAAAACTCATGACTCACATTAACAGGATGATCCCAGGGGTCCAGATGCTACAGATCGGAGCCGCTATCGTGACAGCTGCCGAGGTTGCCGTCCTGGTCAAGCTCTCGAACATCGTGGACGGGCGACTCATCCCAGCTTTTAAAGAGTTTAAATCGGTATGGCTGGAAGCTCTCACACCTTTCATCAGGGTCGTGACGGACTGTTTCCTGGCTGTCCTTAATTTCGGGACCGCTGTCGGGAGACTGGCGAGGACTTTCTCTCAGACTCATCCTCTACTTAGCAATATGCTGTGGGGATTTCTTGCTTTGATCCCTCCGCTCACTTTGCTCCTGGCTCCGCTGGCGTTGGGTCTGGCGTTGTGGCGAAACTACCGGGTCATGTTTGCGGCTGTGTTTAATTTGATCAAGCCCGTCGTCGTCGCCTTTTTTAGTGTGATCGGGACGATTATGGCTGTAGCTGCTGCCATCGTTGCCTTGATCGCTATCTGGAAACAGATGATGGCAAACAGCGCACAGCTCCGGGAAGCGGTCCGAGGACTAGGAGAAGCATTTTCAAAACTGGGTGAAGCGTTCGGCAAGCTATTCGGTCCGATCATCCAGAAAGCAGTATCAGCAGTTGTCGGTTTCTTGCAAGCGATGACTGGAGTCAAAACGATGTCGGAGTTTTGGGCAAAGATGGGAGACGGGATGGCTGTCGTGATCAATGCGATCACAGCCGGGGTCAATGCTTTGACTCGGATCGTCTCTGGAGACTTTTCTCAGGTCCAGTCTGGAGTCCAGGCTCTCGGAAATATTTTTTCCTCGATCGGACAAAAAATCTCGGCAAGTCTGCCGGGAATTATTGCCGGGATCCAGGGATTTATCTCCGGGATGGTCTCATCGATCCAGGCAAATCTCCCGGCTGTCCTAGCTGGTTTTCAATCGATGATAACTGGAATTGTTTCGTTCTTGAGCTCAAATCTCCCACAGATGATCCAGAGTGGATCTCAGATGATCGGAGGATTTTTGATGGGTCTGATCCAGGCTCTCCCTCAGATCATAGGCTCGGTTATGCAGATCAGAAATACAATTATTATGGGATTGCTCCAGGCTCTCCCACAGCTTATCCAGATGGGAGTCCAGGTGATCACAGCGCTAGTCTCTGGGATTACTCAGATCCTGCCGACTTTACTCCAGCAAGGGGTCCAGGTGATCATCACGATAATAACTGGGATTATCCAAGTCTTGCCGACTTTGATATCTGTCGGGCTCCAGATTATCCAGACTTTGCTCACATCTATAGCTCAGTTGATCCCTATGCTCCTACAGGCTGGGATCCAGATCCTGCTCACTTTGTTAAATGGAATTGTTCAAAATTTACCTATGATCATTAATGCAGCGATCCAGATCCTGCAAATGTTATTGACTACGATCGTGCAATATTTACCTTTGCTTATAGCAGCCGGGATCCAGATCCTCACAGCTCTGATCCAGGGGATCGTCCAGATGATCCCGACTCTGATCCCTGTGATCATCGATCTGATCAATCAAATCACTAATATGATCATTCAAAATTTACCTTTACTGATCCAGGCTGGGATCCAGATCATCCTTGCTTTAGTGGATGGATTGGTCCAGGCTCTCCCTATGATCCTAGATGCAGCGATGCAGCTGATCATTGGTCTCCTGGGTGCTTTGATCGCTTCCTTGCCACAGCTGATCCAAGCTGGACATGATCTGTGTATGGCTATTGTTGACGGTCTGATCCAGATGGTCCCGGAAATTATATCGGCAGCGATCGAGATCTGGATGGCATTACAAACAGAATTGATCAACGCTGTACCGCAACTCCTGGAAGCTGGGATCGAATTGATCCAGGCTCTTGTCGATGGATTAAATCAAATGGAAGCAGATGTAATATCAGCGATCACAAGTATCGGAGACAGTATCATCGACTTTTTCTCTGGGATCGATTTAACGAGCATCGGATCGAGCATCGTGGAGGGTCTGATCAATGGTATTTCATCGATGGCAGACTCAGCGATCGAGACAGCTCGGACGCTTGCGTCTAATGTAGCGAGTGCGGTCAAAGGATTCTTTCAAGTTAACAGTCCGAGTAAAATCATGATACCGATCGGGGGAGCTCTCCCGGAAGGTCTGGCAGTCGGTATCAATGACATGACAAAGATGGCTGTCCGATCAGCGCAAACTATGGCAAAGGCGACAGCTGCTCCAGTGGAAAGTATCAGATATTCTCCAGCAGCCGCAACAGCACAGTATCAAGCAGCAGCAGCGAACAACAGCAGCCGATCCGGATCCGGACAGACGGTCATCCAGGTAACACTTGAGCAAGTGAATTTACCAGGGGTCAAAGATGGCAATCAATTCGTTAAGCAAATCAAAGACTTTAGTCTGGACGCTGCTTTCAAAGCAACATAAGGAACGAGGTGAGAGGAAATGGCATCGCCAGTCGTTAGTCTAGTTTATCCGATGCCGGGGGCAAGTACCCCGGCAAAATTTCTCAATTCAAAAAATCCAGTCATCAGCTGGATCTATACAGATTCAGACTCCGAGCTCCAGACTCAGGTCCAGGTCGAGGTCTACACATATCCAGCTCATGCTCTAGTCTGGGATAGTGGACCGATCTCGATCGTCGAGGATATGGACGGAAAGTCGATGATGAAATCTGGACTCATGAACCTATGGAGCGATCGGTATTATGAGATACCGGACTCCGCTGCTCTACATTATGATGTCCAGTACACTGTCCGGATGAGGGCGAAAGACTCCTCCGGAACATGGTCGGCTTATACGTCGGAAGCTCGTTTCGTGCTCGATACGACAGCAGCGGAAGGTCTTACAGTAGTGGCAGCTCCAGAGCTTGCAGCGATCCGGATCTCTTGGCTCATTGGTCAATCGGAAGGTTTGGAAGGTTACAACATTTTACGATCCAATACAGCCGGGGGAGTGTATCGTAAGTTAAATAAAACGCTGCTTACATCTCCGGAGTTTATCGATCGGAAAGTCGGATCAGGAAAGCTTTATTTCTACCGGATCGAGACAGTATCGGACGGAGGGAATATCTCTGAGATGTCCGAGCCAGTGTCCGGATCCGTCCTCTTTGATCATTGGTTCCTAGAAGATATGATCCTGGATTCGGTAACAGATTTCCAGAGGAAAAGAGAAAGAGCTCAGTCGAAACGGACCACACTCGGACCGGATGGACGGAGCAAGCGAGTCATCCAGGACGGAGGATATCTCCCTGGAGATATGTCCATCGTGTTCAATCTCTTTGACGATGAGATCATCACTGGGTCCGACAAGTATGATCAGCTGATCGAGCTCCTGGATCAAACTCAGCTCTTTAGTCTCCGGGATCCTTTCGGTCGACAGTGGACGATCTCTCCTGGACCGATGGAGGAAAGTTTGCTCCGGACCGGGCGGCTGGAATATGAAATCAAAATAGATCTATCAGAGGTGATCGAGTAAGATGCAGAACATCTCAGAAAGTTTAAAAGAAGCGATTCGGAGGGACTATCAGGTCCCTCTTTGTAAACTAGAGGTATACAACAAAGACGGATCTCTGGCTGGTGATGTGATCCTCGATCCTGTAAAGGTCCGAGTGAGTGTCGCCAGCTCCAGGAAGGTCCTCCGGACGGTCCAGATCACTCTTGATAATTCGGACGGAAAGTACACGATGGATCCTGCTCTGTACAGTCAAAACTTGTTATGGTACACAAAGACGATACAAGTCTATTATGGGTATCGTACCGGGGATTTTTTTGATACGGATGAGTATCTCCCTCAAGGTCGTTTTACAATCGATTCTATCGATGCCGACGAGGAGAGCGGAGTGGTCGAGATCGAGGGACAGGATCTCATGAGCCGCTTGATAGACGACAAGTACAGTGATGTATTTAAAGTCCAGGGAACCGCAACAGAAAGCCCGGACTATATGTCGACCGGGACCGGGATCGTGATCTCGGCATCCTCGTATACAGCAGGACATGAGCCGAACAAAGTGACGGATCCTGATAAAAATACATGGTGGACTCCTGCTCCTGGAGACGCTGCTCCTTATTGGCAAGTATATTTTGGGGAATCTCGAACAATTAACACTCTCTTGACAGCCTGGGGAGATCATCACTGGGACATATGGAAACGGTATTTCTATAAGTGGCAATACTCATCAGACGGGAGCAGCTGGTCGGATGTGGTGATGCTAAATGGCGAGACCTGGGACTCTCCGGGATTCGGGGATCATGATCATCCGATCCAGGAGATCACTTGCTCATATCTCCGGATCGTATTCAATCCGATCAAGCTCCCGACAAGTTATCCGATCAAGCTCCGGGTCGCATATGCCCAGATGATCACAGCGACTCAGACAAAGGACAAAGTGATCAAGGACATCGTATCGGCTGCCGGGATCACGAGCTTTTCCGTCCCTAAGACAAATAGATATATCCTGGACCGATATGCTCCGATTGCAGAGGAAAAGGAGCGGCTCCCTCGTTTGATCGCTGTCGGTAATGCTTGGACGGAACCGTATTTCGACGAGGTGGGATCCTATGCCACACGAAACAGGGACATCAATCCTCTGGAGCCCGTTTGGACTTTCGATGTCGAGACGGACAATATTTTCAATTACAGTCCTCAGTTTTCCAATAAAATTTTTAATGTGATCATCGTGAGTTATAAGAGCAGCACAGACAAAGCGATCTTTGCTATCGCTGAGGACAATAATCCAAACTCTCCGACGAATACCGAGGACATGGGTCGGAGGGTCTATACTTATGAAAATCAAGAATTTGACTCGATCGAAAAGGCTGGAGCTTTCGCACAACAAAAATTATTCGAGCGGACGAGATTCAAACATCGGACTAATCTCCCGGTGACGGGACATCCTGCTCTCCAGCCAGATGATGTCGTCATCGTGAACATCCCGAAAGCGAAAGCGTCCAATGTTTTGTATGTGGTAACGGGATTCGATCATGATTATGACGCAAGCGGTCCGACTTTTGATACAAATATACACATATCACAGCTGGACGCTCTCGGATCGGAGGAGGAATCATGAGTAATTTCAATACTTTCGAGCTGGCGAGGGTCGTCAAGCAAGAGATCCAGGATCAGATCAACGCTCTCCGCTTTGTCGAGTTCGCTGAGGTGCAAGCGACATACGCTCTCGAAAACGGAGGGTACACAGCGGAGGTCCTTTTCCCTGGAGCCCAGACAGCATCGATCCCTTTTAATTGCATAGCGGCATACATCCCACAGGTCGGAGACTGGGCTGTCCTGCTCCATCCTCCAGGATCGGATCCGATGCTGATCGGAGCTGCTCCGGTCCGTACTAATACAGTAACGGAGCCAGGGACGGGAGTCTTTGCTCCTATCGCTCATAATCACGATGGAGTATATGCTCCGATTGATCATAACCATGACGACCGCTATTACACAGAGTCGGAGATCGATGAGATGCTGGCGAGCCCAGCGATCACATATCCGACTCTTTCTGGGACCTGGGATGTCGCCACATCTCATGACTTTCCCGGCTATTACAAAAGTACGGATGGGAGAGTCTATCTGTCCGGAGCGATGGCAGGAGGGACGATCGGATCTGTGGTCTATACGCTCCCGGCTGGATCTCGACCTGGAGACACAGTGAAGCTCATGGCATATTCAGAGGACGGATCCGGTCAAGTGCTGGCAGCGGTCCAGATTGATCCGGATGGAGATGTCACTCCGATCAGCGGCTCCTCGATCCTTTTTTCCTTTGATGGTCTATCTTTCCGGGCTGGATAACGTGGTAAAATATTCATGATAGAGAGGAGGGGGTCGGATGTGGCAGAGAATCTCATAACAGAGCAAAGGATCACAGATCTGGAGAGACGGATGAGCAATCAAGAGGAAACGACAAGAGAGATCAAGGGAGATGTCAAGGATCTTGATAAACGTGTGGACCAACAGGATCGACTCATGGAAAGAGTGGAGGTCACGATCTCCGGGATGGAAAGAACCATGAACGGGATGGACCAAAAGTTGGACAAGTTTATCGAGAAGCAGGAGCAGGAGAAAGCAGCCGCTCAAGCTGCTGAGATCCAGCAAGCCCAGACTCAAACAAACGAGTTTAAGAGAATCGCCTTTGAGCTGGCAAAGTGGATCCTGATCGGTCTTGCTACGCTGGCAGGACTCAAGGGAGCAGCCGACTGGCTCGGCATTTTACCGGGAATTTTTAAATAGGGGAGAGATGAAAAATGTTTAAAGATCTGTACACTGATAAGATCAGACAACATCATGTAACAAGTTCAAAGAGCCGGGTCTGGACTAAGAGACCTTACACTGGATTTATCGTCGCTCATGACACAGGGAATCCAGGATCGACAGCGGCAGGAAATCGGAATTGGTTCCAGAGTGAGGATAAAGTGAGCAGCTCCGCTCATACGTTTATCGATGACAAGGAGATCCTGGAGATCCTTCCGATGGATGAGAAAGCATGGCACGTTTTGTATGACCGTCCTCTGGATAATCAGATGTTCGGGGATGATGCAAACGACATAGCGATCGGGGTCGAATTGTGTTATGGAGGAAACATCGACACAGTGAAAGCCTATGAAATGTATGTATGGTATATTGCTAGACTTTGCAAGATCTATGGTCTTAATCCTAGATCAAAAGTAACGGGTCACTTTATTCTTGATCCAGGCAGAAAGACGGATCCAGTCTCCGCTCTCAAGACGATCGGCAAGACCTGGAATAACTTCTTGTCTGATCTGTATGTGGCTTACGATCAATGGGACGGGACAGCTGCTCCGACTCCAGCTCCTGCTCCTGGACCGAAAGCTCCATACGCTCCGGAGGATCTTGCTGGCAAGCAGACTCCAGCCGGGACAGCTTATATCAAAGTGGACAAGCTCAATGTTCGGAGTGCTGCATCGATGAGCGGAGAGGTCCTCAGACAGCTCGATGAGGGTGAAACATGGAACGTGTACGGATCCGAGAGCGGCTGGCTCCGTATTCATGA